ATTACCAGTTAAATAAACATCCTGTGCTCCGTAAGCTACTAATTGAAGAAGACCACCACCCATTTACGCTATATTCTTTATACTATTAGAGGAGAAAAAAATATGAATTAAATGTATGTATAATATTTATTATATAAAAATTAATATTAATAATTCTATTATAAAGATGTTCAAAGAAAAATCATCAAAAAAAAAATATATATCTGACAATAATGAGGTTTTTACATTGGACGCGATGCATAATAACATTATAAAAAAATTTGAACTTACAAATAAGGACAAGGAAATCTACAAAATATTATTGTGTGATTTTGAATTTCAGTCAAACCTTATAATGGAAAATATTGAAACTTATAAGAATATACGAGATAAGGAGTATATAAATAATTTATGGAGTAGTAATATTAGCATAAGAGAAAAAATTATTGAACTTAAGAATAATATTAAAGAGCTGGAAACATATAGCGAGGTTGAGTATTATAAAAATACTAGTTATATATTGTTTCAATATTATGATACGGTAGAAAAACAGTCAAATATAAGTAATACGCACCCTTCTATATCTAATGGTATATGTATATCTTCAAGTGAATTATTGAGCAGACAACCCAAGATATATAAAAATGATTCAAAGAAAAAGCGCTCTTCTGTTTCAGCAACAACAATAAATGTATTAGATGCACTAAATAATTTAAATATAGATAATAATTTAATTAGCGATAATAAGCAAAATTATAGCAATGTTAATAATATAAGCAATATAAATGATACACCTGCTTACGAATATTCAAATAGTGTAAAAGATAATGTAATAGATAAAAGTTCACTTGTTGATAAATACATGTCTATAATAAATAAAAAGTATGTTAGAAATGTGGAGGAAGAAGATATAGAGATATGTAAAAATTGTAAAAATCAAATGACATGCTTACAGCATGACGCTATAATTATTTGTGATATTTGTGGTTATCAAGAATTACTTCTTGTAGAGCAAAATAGACCTATATTAAAACAGAACACAAAGGACACATCCCATTTTAGTTATAAGCGTATTAATCATTTTAGAGAATGGTGTAACCAAGTTCAAGGCAAAGAAAGTACAGACATCCCTGATGAAATATTTGAAAAGATTTTAACCGAAATAAAGAAAGAAAAGATTGCTGATACTAAAACAATTACCTATAATAAAATGCGCGATATACTCAAACGTCTACGAATAAATAAATATTATGAACATATTAATTATATAATTAATAGAATAAATGGAATACCTACACCTCAATTTAGTCAAGAGCTTGAAGATAAATTATGTAATATGTTTAGGAATATTCAAGCGCCATTTTTAAAACATTGCCCAAAAGATAGAAAAAATTTTTTGTCATATAGTTATGTGTTATACAAATTTTTTCAAATATTAGGTTTACACGAATACCTAAAATATTTCCCCCTTTTAAAAAGTAGAGAGAAACTATACGTTCAAGACCAGATATGGAAAAAAATATGCTTAGAACTTAATTATGAAATAATACCCTCATTATAATTATATTATATTATATTATATTATATTATATTATATTATATTATATTATATTATATTATATTATATTATATTATATTAAAATCCATTAGGAAAGCCGACCATTCTAAACCCAGCACCTAATCCAACACCTTGTCTAGCGCCAGATGAAACAGTAGGAGATAATAAATCAAGAACAGAGAATGTGCATGCTGCTGTTAATGCGAGCATCCCTATTTCACTCCAATCTAATTTATTATTAGGTAATATAAGAGCAACAAACGCAACTATAAGACCTTCAAATGCGTATTTAAGAAGTCTTATAATAACATCCCAAAAATCAACGGAATATTCCATTTATATTATTATTTATTATACTATTATAATAATATAAAATATTTTTCTAGGTTATTATTTAATAATTATTTATTTAAAGATATAAAATAATATCAATATATATACAAATGACCCACGCAGAAGATAGTTATGGATATATTATTCCAAGTGCTATAATAACAAAAAAATAATATCTAATCCTATTACTTGTCAGTTACAAAGTCGTAAGCTGTTTTGGCAGATATTTTTTAACAGTAATAGAGTCAGAGTACCTATTCAAGCTATAAATATTTAATAAAAATATATAAGATTTATAATATAATATATTATTAGAAAAGATATTGTAATGTTGTCAGTAACAGAAAGCACAGGCGCAACTGGCGCAATTAGCGCAACTAACGTTACTAGCGTAAAAGAGGTTGATTATCTTGATGAGGATAAACCAATTAGAGGACAGAATTATGTTCTCCTATCGTTTTTAAGCCCCGAAGATGTTTTAGTTAATAAAGAGGCATATATGTTTAATAAATTTATTACTAAGTTTAGTGCTGATATGACCACACTATTGGATGGTATTTTAGCTAAACATAGTGATTCAAAAGATTTTGTTGATTCTGTCAAAGAAAATAATTCATTCATTTTTAATCCTAAAGATATGAGTGAACAATATGGATTTTTTAAATCTACTAATAACCAAGACCTTGAATCATCATATCATCGTGATAATAATTTTATTACATCTATCCGAGGTATTAAAGTAAGAGGGGTTTTTGATTCTCTTGAAGAAGCTAAAAATCGTAGTGAATTTATCAAGCGTATTGATAATAAGTTTAATATTTATATCGCGCAAGTAGGATGTTGGTGTCCTTGGTCTCCCAACCCCGAATGTCTAGAAAATCAAGAATACGCAGAAACACAGCTTAATACTCTAATGAAAGAGTATAAAAAGAACATGGATGACAAGGATGTTGTTTTTGAAAATAGAAAATCTTCATTATTTAATTCTAATAATGTAAATGTTGAACCTCCTACTGAACCTCCTACTGAACCTTCTGTGGAACCTTCTGTTGAACCTTCTGCGGAACCTTCTGCTGAACCTTCTGCGGAACCTTCTGCTGAACCTCCTACTGAACGTTCTGTTGAACTATCTGAAATTAAAGAGAGCATTGAACAAATTGATGCTTGGAGTTCGCAAAAACTAGGTATTCAATAATCTCAATAACATTAAAATCTAATATTTTTTCTTATTTCTTAATATTAAGAAATGAAAGCAATAGCAATATTTTTATTATTTATAGGGTCTATATTGATTATCCAAGGATATTATAATAATAAATCTGTATGTAAAAAAGATAAAGTTATTGTTAAATATATACCTAGAAGTATTTACGAAGAGCAATTGAAGCCAGAAGAAAGTCTTCAAACATTTTATAAAGGTATGTTTGAAGACATTTTATTACGTTAATGTTTTATTTATATCCTTAATATTAGTAAATGGATATATTAAAAGATATTGAAAAAAACATTCTAAATATTAATATATATGACAAAAATATTTATAGCAAAAACAAAGACGTTTTCAATAACACTAATATGCTAAAATTAGATGTAATAAAAAAGCAAATTGATGATTATTTTAAATATAAAATTGATGAAAATAATATAATAACGCAAAAAAAATTAAAATACGAAGAAAATTATAAGAGTGCAAGAGAATTAAATAATTATAATTATACAGCATATTTAGACAAAAAAAATGAATTACATAATATATTTAAGGAAACTAAAACATTAGATTCATTATATGAATATTTAAAATATAAAAATACTGATTATAAAAACATCCCTGACATATATACATACGAATACATAAACTTAAATGAACGGACAGTTATTCCTCTTATTAGCAGCAATGTAAACACCAATGTATGTCCACCTGGTAAAATATTAAACCCTAAGACTAAAAAATGCGTAAAAGACCCAGCAGACAAAGTTAAAGTGGACAAGAAGAAGGTAGTTGTTAAAGATGATGTTAAAGAGAAAGAATGTCCAGAAGGTAAAATATTAAATCCAAAAACAAATAGATGTATCAAGGATGTTAATTATAAACTCAAACCTAAATAAAAATATAAAATAGGTAATTAAATAGGAGATATTAATGGTTAAAAATATTAAAGATGATAAAATATTTAAAATGAATTGGTTTAGTTTTGCTTTTGCGTTTTTATTAGGTATTATATATGTATATATTTCTTCACCACCAATAAGAAGTATTATTAAATATCCGACGCCTTATAATGCTAATAAAATAGTATATATGGATCACAACAGACAATGTTATAAATATAGTGCCGAAGAGGTTAAATGTAAAGAAACCTCATTAACTCAGCCAATAATATAGTATATACTTATTTTTTTTAAATTTTTATAGATTAGAATAGATAGATAATATATATACTAATGATTAAAAAAGGACCTGCGAAAGAAATAACAGGTTTAAGAGTAACAATAGACAGACTGTTTTATGATAATACCGGTCAAATAATTGTAAGCGCACTATTTGGCCTTGCGCTAGCACTGTTATTTAGACGTATATGTAAGGACAATTGTGTTATATATTCGGCACCAGAAATTAAAGATATAGAAGAAAATATCTTTAATCTTGAAGATACATGTTATAAATATAAATCCTATCCTGTTAAATGTAATGATAAAGACAAACCATTAGAGCCATATGATATAAATAAAACACCAGATAATATAATTAGTATTCCAGGGTTTTTAGAAAAAGTATTTTCGTCTACTTAATTATTATATAGACTTGTTGTTTCATATTTATTTTATATCTTTAAAGAAAATTATCATTTACGTTTGCGTATTTTGCGCGTGACAATACCTTTGCCGATCTGTTGGGCACTTTTTTCTAGGAGGCGATGAAGTTGACACCAGTTACAGTTTCCGTTACATGAGCAATATGGATTCTGTACTATTGCCGAAGGGGGCGACCCTGATATACATCTAGAAGGTGAATTGCTAGGACGTTTAGGAGGTGAATTACTGGGTGGTTTAGGAGGTGAATTACTGGGTGGTTTAGGAGGTGAATTACTTTGTGGTTTAGGAGGTGAATTACTGGGACGTTTAGGAGATAAAATAACATCTTCTATTAAAAATTTTGTTTTTGTTTTTTTAATATATTTAGGAGGTAAAATAACATCTTCTATTAAAAATCTAGTATTTTTTAGTTTGGGTTGTTTAGGAGACGAAAGACGTTTAATTTTTTTTTGAATTATTGGCTGATGCGAAAGTTCAGCTATTGTAAATCCTCTTTTCTTTTCAATATTTTGTAGAGACAATATCTTTTTTTTCCCCTTTTTATTTTTTTCAAGTTGCAATAATTCTTTTCTTGTAAATCTCTTTTTTCTTTTCATTTTAGGCGGAGGTGAAAAATCAGTTATTGTAAATTTTTTTTTCATATTGCTTACTAATTATATTATCTATTTTATTTACAAACTACATATATTTGCGTAATATAATTTATATTGAAAATGTTATCTATCAATAGATAGAATTATTATAATGTCAACACCTATAAATACATTACCTCTAAAAACACAGCAACCAAATATATCAGATACGAGCGATATTAATGATCCAATTGTCCAAGATGTTTTAAATGAATTTCAAGAAGAATTAATGATGTCTAAGCATTCAAAATCACAACAATCTCCTATTTCACAAATGCCACCACTGCCTATTTATCAACAACCTACTCAACCACCGCAGACACATCAACATATAAATTATAATTATAGGAATACAACCAAATATGATAATATTACATCGTATATAGATACAGATGTCGCAAAAAAAAGTTTAATATTAGTTATAATATCATTAATAATATATCATTCCGGTATTGTTAATACAGTGTATGAGAAAATGCCTGATTATTTACAAGATAATTTAAATAATTTTGATATATATATTAAATCTCTATCATTATTTTCAATTATTTATATATTGTCTTTTTTTGATTATATATAAATATAATTAAGAAGTAATGTTATTCATATTATACGGATCCGCATAATTATTTGTTTTTATATTTTGAGATGAGAAGAAGTTAAAACATTTTAAAAGGAAAAATATGCTTACAAAAGATGTTAAAAATATTGCAAAAATTGTTATACCAAATAATATAGTATAAGTTAAAGCATCATAATTGTTTTTATTAATAACTACAATAGCAATAATAATTAAAGCATAAAATAACATATATAGTGAGAACATAGATACAAAAAAATGTTTATTTTTTTCATTTATATAGTATGCCCATAATAATGTTCCGCATATAAATAATGTTAGTATAGAATACCCTAGAAGAGTAAATATTTTTTCTACAATTTGATCATTCTCGGTATTTGTTACAAATAATTCAATCATAATTTAATAATCTCTTAATTATAACTTATATTTTTTATTTACAATATATCATATTGCATATTGCCTAAGTATGTATTCTTAATATCATAACCGCGAATATGTATATTTTTATTATCTAATCCCTGAGAACCGTATACATCTTCTTTATATACACCTTTATCAACACCATAAAATTCTTTGTTATATCCTTCAGGATTGAATATATTGGATTGCGCAGCTAATAGGTTTTCTTCTGTTATATATGGAACTATACAACTTACATCAGTGCCATAGGTGCTATTATTTATGTCTAGTGATAATTTTTTATCAATATTAACATGATCCATATTCATTACACATTTATCAATTATTGTATTATTACTAGTATTATTACTAGTATTATTCCCATTATCATTCTCAGTATTATTATCAAGATTTTTGTTATTATCACTATTATTTATAATATTAAGCTCGCTTGTATATATTCTAAAATATAGTGATAATAGACATATTGATAATATAAAGCCAAATATATTATCAACTAGTAATAAGAATAATATACATGTTAATGCTAAATAAAATTGTATCATCGCGTCTTTAAAAAGTTTTTTAAAAGGTATTTCTTTAATAATTAATATAATAACTAGTAATATTAATGCTAAAACTCTTAAAGAATTAATAATCATTATTTTTTAATACTTATCTATATAATCCATATAAAAAAATGACACTTATATATATATGTATTAAGATATAAATATTAATGTATTCAATATTATCCAAAAATGGTTATGGAATTCTAAAATCGGCATTAGATGAATACAAATTAGAAAGCATAAGAAAAGATTTAACAATGGTTCCAAAAGTTAATTTTGATATTGGAAAATCAAAGAATAAAACATCCACAGAAGATTTAACATTTCAATTATATACAGAGAATGAAAAAAGGATATATATCCCACGATATTATGGATTGCAAAAGTATGGTGCGCCTTCATTATGTAAATTAACAAGCGGCGAAGATATTAATATTAATTTTATTGGCAGTCTTAGAGAAACACAGCAAGAACCTATTAACAACTTTTTAAAAGCTGCTCGCGATCCTCTTAAGATGGGTGGAATTATATCTGTACCATGTGGATTTGGTAAAACTATTATGAGCCTATATATTGCTTGTCAATTGAAAAAAAAAACGATGTTTATAAGTCACAAAGATTTTTTAAACCAACAGTTTATAGATACTGTTAAATTATTTGCCCCAGACGCAAAAGTTGGTATTATTAAGCAGAAAAAAGTTGATGTAGTGGGGAAAGATTTTATAATTGCTTCATTACAATCTCTTGCGATGAGAGACTATGATATTGGAATATTTGATGATATTGGCTTTGTAATAATTGACGAGGTTCATCATACAGGCGCACAAGTATTTAGCAGAGCATTCCAAAAATTGAACAATCCAATAATTCTAGGATTATCAGCAACTTTAAATAGAAAAGATGGGATGCGTCGTGTATTTGAATATTATATAGGTAAATCTGTGTATACTTTGAAAAACAAAGAGTTTTGTGATGTTATTGTACAGGTCCATAAATATTTTGAAACACATATTGATTATTCAACAGTAAAACTAATGTGGAATGGGAAAGAAAATGGTGCTGGAATGATCAATAATGTTTGTTCGTTTAAACCGAGAACAGAATATATAATTTTCTTATTAAAAGATATTTTAAGTAAAGAACCTGATAGGAGAGTTCTCATATTAAGTGAACGCAGAAATCAATTAAAGGATATTGAACAATATATTATTGAAAATAAAATTGCGAATAGCAATTATGGATTCTATGTTGGTGGTATGAAGCAGAATGACCTCGCTATATCATCAGAAAAACAAATAATTCTTGCTACGTATCAACTTGCGTCTGAGGGTTTTAATGTTCCCTCATTAAATACAATAATATTTGCTAGTCCAATCTCAGATATTCAGCAATCTATTGGACGTATTCTAAGAGAAACACCTGAAAAACGAAAATATACTCCATTATGTATTGATATATACGATGATTTTTCAATATTTAAAAGAAAAGGGGCATCCAGATTAAAATTCTATAATAGCAATAAATATAATGTATCATTTTACGTTGATAATGAAAAGGTAGAAAGTGAATATAATGATAATAATGATAATGACGAAGAGACAAATAATAAAAAGAAGATGATGTTTATAGAAGATGATTAAATATAATAATTTATAATATAATATTATTATATTATAGTAAAAGAATTAATATTTATTATGAAATATGACGGATATTATCTAGCATTTTTTGTTTTTATAGGATTAATAGTAATAATATATTATTACAATATACAACAACAGCAAGAATTAAGTGTAAACAAAATAAATAATGTTAATAATAATGCTAACTCTATCAATAACATTAATACATCAAAACCAAATATTATTAATATAAATAATCACCATAATAAAATATACAACGAGCTAGGTAAATATAAAAAAACAAATAATATTAATTATACTTATGATATAGATAATGTTGATTTTCACAAAGATATTATTAGCGGTGATGATAATAAACTAGGGAATAAAAATCATAGCGATTTTGATCCAGAATTAGATGAAGTATATAGTGCTAATTTAACAGGCAATGATATTACAAGCGATAATAATGAAATGTTTGATTATAGTATTAAACCTAATAAAACAGATTTACCAATCATAAATCCACCATTGCAATTATTAAAAACTGACGCGCCTTTACGATTATCTGAAAGATAATTATTGTAATACACATATATATAATATATCTTCTTATTATATTACTTTCTTTATGAAAATTTACATACAAAACTTAACAAATATATTTTTTATTTATATATTAGATAGTAGAGATAATATTATAAAATGTCAAGTAAAACAAAAACAAAAACAAAGCAAACCGTCCAAAGAATTCGTAATGCTTCACAAAATCCACCAAAAGCTGTATCGCTTAATAAAAAAAGAGTTCGTGTAGCACAACCATATCCAATTAAAGGTGGATTAACAAATGAAGATGAACGAAATGGGGAGGAAGCAGCTAGGGAGAGAGCTACACAAGTTTCAAATGACCTAATCGCATTATCAATAAATGGTGAACTAACACAACAACATTATAATGATGCTTTAAAAATTATTATAATGAATATTCTACCCAGTAAATATCCTCAATTTATAGAAGAACTGAATGAAATGTTAGATATGAATAAAAAATTAAATGAGACACTTACAGAAAATGAGACACTTACAAGACAATATTATAATAAACAAATTTGTATACCTATTATATTAAATGTATTTACTTACATTTTACCTGATCTTATAAAAGCAAATATACCAGAAAATATAGTGTCATTAGTTATAATGGCTTTACGTGCGTATAATTTTCAATTACTTATTTATTATTACAGATTTTTTATGGATCCTCATAATCCAGGGATTGTAGAGGTGCGAAAAGGCAAAATTGTTACTGAGGAAATAAATAATATGATAGCCGATTATGCTTCATCAAATAATATTACACTTGTAGATAGATTAATTAGTATAAAAAGCAATATAGAAAACTTTCTGAAAACAAATAACATTTTTGATAAAGATAGAGAAAATAGTTTAAGATTTGTATTTTTATATTTAGCAATATTTATTGTTATGTTATATATCGCTATGCACTTTAATTATGATGAATTTAAAAATATTCTTGAAAAATTAAATACGACACCAGTTAATCTACAAGGATCAAGTACAAGAATTTCTCTACTTGGTGGTGGTAAAAAAAATAGTAAATCAAATAATTCTACAAAACCTAAGAAACGTGCGGCTGTTATCAAAAAGGCATCTCCCAAAAAGGCATCTCCTAAAAAGGTATCTCCTAAAAAGGTAATTTCCAAAAAGGCTTCCCCTAAAATATAAAAATAAATAACACATATTATCTCACATATAACCTTATTTAAGCGTTTGCGTCCGCCATCAGGAGCTTATTATTATAATTAGCTATTATTTCGCTTTCTACAATACTACTAATACCATTATATTCAGCAAATGAATTAATTGCTGCCATGAAACTATTTATTTTTTTTTCTGTATCAATATTATACTCAAACGTAAATGGGTCAATATTATAATAACAATTTAAATTAGTAGTTGTTTTGGAAACGCGTAAATTTTTCCAAACAAAATTACTACTAATACACCAGTTCCTAATATTTAGAGGTTTAATATCATCATCATCACTATCAGTATCATATGTTGAAATCAATTGCTTTGTTTCAATACCATATGAATCATAATAGATGGTTTTGCTATTATTTGCTAACATTACAGACATATCATAATATTTCTTCAGACATTCGTCTTTTGCCATAACATCAAATGGCATAACAATATCATCAACATATTTATTATTTTTTGTGTGTTCATTAATCCTTTCAATATATATATTTTTATCTTTCCTAATAAACAAGAAATAGAAAGGATTTCTATTATGATGATAATAGTATCCTGTAAATTCCAAATTGTCGGATGTATGAGGAACATATTGAGAAGCGACCAAGTTGCTTTCAGCTGACATATTTTGACTTGGCCGTAATTATTTATTTAAAATTATTAATCATTTTTTATATTATTTACCATAAAAAGGGGCAAATTTATTCTAATACAATTTTAATTTATATATAAACATTTATATAAATATAAATATAAATGTCTATATATTCAAGATATCAACATGCGATTAAATCACAACTAATTTTAAATAAGGAAGAATTGAATTTTAAAAGTGATAGCAATTATACATACATGTTAGAACATGTTGATAACAATCTAGGTCATAAATATTTACACACAATTAAAAATAATTTTAAGCAATTTTATGAATCAAATTTTGAATTTTTAAAAAATATATGCCATTTAAATGACAAATATGGAAAAACTAATAAATATCAAATGGAAGATTTTATGACTTGTAGTCCTACTAATATAAGATATTTACTACAAACATTATTAATTTTAGAAGATATGAAAAAATACAAATTAAATAATGTTGATATTATTGAAATAGGAGGTGGCTATGGAGGATTATGTTTTTTTGTACATAGTATAGCCCCATTATATGAAATTAATATTACTAGTTATACTATATTTGATTTATTAGAACCATCTCTTTTACAAGAAAAATACTTGAATGCGTTAAATATTGAAAAAGTAAAATTTTGTCAAATAGATAATTTTAATAATCTTAAAAATAATAGTTTTTTAATAAGTAACTATGCGTTCAGTGAAATTCCTATTGAATTACAAATTGAATATACTCAAAAAATTATAAATCCTTATACTATATATGGATTCTTAGCATGGAACGCAATTCCTGTATATGACTTTGTAGATAATAGCATAATTGAAAAAGAGGAGTATCATAATGATTGCTATGTTAGGTATTATCCTAATACAAATTTATAATCTTTGTCTTTTTATTCTAATTGTGGATTAACGCAATTATTATCAATATCGTAAATTAATTCTTCTATATATCTATGATTACTATGGAAGTTTAAAACGTCAATTAAGAAATTGCGCTCTTTTGTTTTTTCACTTGATAAGTTTAATATATCACCTATTTGCTCTATAAAATTAATATTCATATATAAAATTTGCTTTATAAAGTCATAGAAATCTATTATATAATATAATAATTCTGCCAAACATCTAAATGACTCCACTTTTTCTAAAATAAATCCATTTTTATTTGCTTTTTTAATAATACCTCTAAAATTATTATGGGCAAAGTAAGTATTATTAAATAACGAAATGCCATTATTATCATTATTGTATAAATTATATATAAAAAAATTAGATAATTCTATTTTATTTATATCAATATCTAATGGTTTTATGTAATATGACTTATAATATAATGATGTATTATATAATGAATAATTATATAATAATAATTTATTATTATACATATCTTCATCATATTCATTTTCAAAACATTTATATTTTTCTACAATATTATCAATACATGAAGTGACAACAAAATCATAATAATTTAAATTATCTATATATGGATTTTTAGTTATTTCAAGCAATTTATCAAAAATTGGTATATTTATATATGTAGTATCTTTCTTCATATCATTTAGGATTGATTTATATAGCATTCTGTATACATGAGTTATAATATCCTCTGGCAACATATCTAAGTAAGAAGGCATATATATATATTGTTTTACAATTGAAATATATTATATAATGGAATACAACTCATATATAAAAATAAATAATGTAGATATTTTTACTTTTATAAAACATTTACGAGGGCAGTATAAGTAGTCGCCCTCTCTTCAAAGTTTTCTTCCTCAAACGCATACTTATTATTGTAATTAGTAAAAAACTCCTCTATTTTTGTTTTTGTAGATACTTCCAAATTTTTTAATTTTTTAAGGTTAATTGCTTGATAACAATTTCCTTTCTTTGCCTCCTGTACGCCTGTTAAGGCATCTTTTACAATATAGATTGTATCTATATACATATCATAATCATCTAATTTATACTTTTTAGGGACATAATCTGGATTTTTGCTTCCATAATAACGAGGGTCAATATTAGGCTTTCCAATTGCTATAAGAGATAATTTATAGTAAATCTTCAATTGCTCATGTTTCATAAGTTCATCAAATGATAAGATTACAAATAACGGTATAGAGTTTGAAACTTCAATATATACCTTTTTGTCAAACTTAATAAATATTAAGTTTTTGAAATAAGTAACCTTGCCATTCTTAAAATCCTTAGACATGATAGTGAATCCAGAAAGTTCCATTGTTAATTCAATTTGCAATTAAATATTAATCAAATAATCATTTTTTATTAATATTAGTAAAAATAAAAAATATACATAATATACAATTTAGGGTCTGTCTTTTAGAACTAGACCTTTACATATTTAATATTTTAACCTTTATTTTCATGATATACTAGCCACCATTCTAATGTTTTTGGATCTGTAATATCAGAATAACAAGAATAACATCTATATTTATTTTTATCATCATTATTATTAAACCCCCAATTATTTTCTTTTTCAATTTTTTGAAAATATTCCTTTGTTCTAACTTTTTTAGATTTATCAATTTGTGTAATACATTCATAAAATCCATTATTATCAGCAATTCTTTTTTTAGGACCAGTCCCAAGATATTTATTAGCTTCTTTTTTGAAAAACTCTTTCACTTCATCAAATTCTGTGAATATCTTAATTGTTGGTTTTACGATAGTTTTTATATTCTTAGTGCAATTGCCTTTTAATTCTTTAATATGTTTCACACTATTAAATGTTCCTACATTATTATATGTAATATCATCTTGTTTATTATATTGTGTTGTTTTTGTATTCCATACAGTTCCTTTTTTAAACTCCATATTATCATCCCATAATTTAATATAATTTTCTATTGATTTTATATTAGTATAACATATGCTATCTCCATTATCATCATAACCACATAATCTCCCAAATGATCCTTGAACAATTGTAGAATCATTAATATTAGTTGAATATCTTTCATATGAAACACCTATATATTTTTTATACTGTGTTTTTGCACATCGTAAAATTTCACAATAGAATATGAATGTACTCTTCTCAGGTTTTTTTTCTAGAATACAATTGATATCTTTTTTTTTTGCTTCAAGATATTTTTCATTATATTCGTATTTTTCTTCAAATACTTTTTTAAAATTAGATATAACTTTTAATTGATTGTTTGTCTTATCTTTATTTTCTCTTTTATTTGGTACTCTAATTAAATGATATCTAGGATTTGAATATCTTTCTTCTATATCATTTTTAAGTTCTTTTACGTTATCTAGGATTGTTAAATCTTCGAATTTTTTAATTCGTTCCTGTTCAATGGCTTGTTTAGGTCCATAATAGTCTTGTCCAGGAGATAGTTTAACATTAGCAGAATGATGTTTCCAATCCTTAATATCATTCATATTTCCATCAGGTGTAGCCGAAAATTGAATAATTTTTATATCATTATCTAAAAGAAAATCTAAATCGTAAAATTTACATTCTTCAAATGTGTTATTGATTGTTTGATTATCTTCGCATGCTATTTGTATTTCATCCATAATAATTAAACAATTTTTTTTTCCGCGTATATCGTGTAAGAATTTTTTAAAATCTCCTCTATGAAATACCTTAGTGGTAATAGAATCAGGCATTCTATTTTTTGTATCTTTTTTCCATTCAACATCTGACAAACCTGTTATAATGTAAATATTATCAATTGGAATATTATTAGATAAGATATAATATAGGATCAGTGCTATCATACAACCTGTTTTACCTACTTGTGTTGGTCCATATACTATACAATTTATTATAGATTTATTATTAAATATATTTCTAACGGCTTTTCCACACATTTCCTGATTTTCAAAAATGATATTTTTGCATTTTAATGAATTAAGTTCAATTTGATTTTTAAATATTTGCGATTCTTTTTGAATTATACTAAGTTCACTTAGTTCATATTCAATAATAGATCGTTGTTTGATCATATTAAATATGTATTATTTACCTAAATTTTATATAAGATCAATTTTTACATATAAGATCAATTTTTACATATAGTAGATATTTATGTTAAATTTAAAAAAATAATTGGAATTTATGATATAATATGTAAAGAGTGATTTTATATTTTCCCATTTTTATGATTAGCAGAAAGGTAGATGAATTATATTTAAGATTATGTACATAAAAATTTAGAAATAAAAAATTATGTACTCAAAATTCAAAATAGGATCATTAACAAATCTTATAATACTTAGACATATGGATTGTAATTTAATTTTGTTTTGCTTTTTTCGCTAATAACAATATTATACAGTATATTGAATATGTCCGTATTCATGCCTTTTTTATTAAGTTCGAGAAGATTAACATAATTTTTATCATCTTCTTGGCTGACAGAAATTTTTTCAACTTCTTTGCCAATTAACTCAACATTATATTTAATCATCAGATTTGTATAATCTATAAACAACCCTTTAAACATCTTTCCTTGCTCGTATCTATAGCGAATATTTAAGACTTCGTGAAATCTTGCGACATCAAATGCGTTTGAAACTTTCATACTCCTTAAATCATTAGGGTTTATATCATAGAAGAGATAATATTTACCTGTTTCAATTTTTTTAATTTTTGTTGAAAAATCTTCAACAAAATATGCGCTATCTATAAACCATTCCCTATCTTCTTTGTAGATAGTCTTGTTGTAATCCCTAGTATAATAGTAATTACTAGTTTTCTTTTCAATAATTTTGTGTTTGTTTTCTAAAAGAACAAGGGATAAATCATAATACATCTTCAAATACTTGTGTTTTGTAAGTTCTTCAAATGTAAGTATGATTGAACCCACACCTTTAATATCAATATATATGAGGTCGCAAAACTTGATGAACAGGAAATATTTGATATAACTGCCTCTGTTTTTAGGATGTATTCCAATATCAAAAACACCAGAAAACTCCATATCTTTGATGTAGTGATAGGTATATTGAAGCATTGTTTTGCTGTCTTGTTGATAACGGGAGGGGGTGTTTGTTTGAAGAACAAAAGTTTAGCTTGGGGTTAACTCAGTATATCAGCAAGTTTTGCGATACAACAAGATTATGGCTTTGTTTTATTTTATTTTATTTTTAATCAATTTTTTAATAATATTAATAAAATCTTAACATATTTAAGTATTATAATAAATTTAATTTTTCAAATAATAATATAACTATTATTTACAAATTGCTTTCATCATTTTTTAAGGTAAATCATTATATATATTATTAAATATATGCTATTAAAACATCATCTTCTTCTTCGCCATTTAATGTACCAAATTTATAATCTTTATTTATAGTTAATATTGTGCTTTTAATTTTATCAAGAAAATTAATATTTCCATAACTTCCTTCATTCCAAGGAAATATATTTTTAATTATTCTTAAATCATCAATTAATATTATATTATCATTCCGCTGAATGCTTCTAATTCCTTCTAATTCTTCAAATAATGGACACCTAAATTTATAGTTAGTTTGATGCGACGTAAATCCTCCGTCAAAATGTGCGTCAAGAAAAAACATTGTTTTATTTTTAAAATTATCATCATTTACGTATTTTTTTCATATTAGCACTATCATCTAAATATAATTTTAGTCTATTTGTATTAATAAAATCTTTTAATACTTCTTTTCCTTTTTCTACCCAATCTTCTCTTATCTCAATACAATATACTTTATCAAATCCACACGATAGCGCATTTTTTTATTGAAACATCAGCTTGCGGATTATATAATCTTGTTTCAAAATAATTAACACATTCATGCTCTTTTCTTAAATTTTCTAAATCAAATTTTATTGGCATTTATATAATTATAATTGGATATTAGTCTTATATATTTTATGAGCTTTTTAACTATATATAAAAATATTGAAAGACTAAACCATTTTATGAAATTATTTTTTTACTTATTACTCCCAAAAGGTAATATTATCAGATAATTTGTCGCGAATACTTTTTTTTATTTCCTCTTGGTATGCTCCCGCACGCATGATGATAACTGCTCCTATCTGACCATTAAGTTCTAACTCTGGCAAAAATATTCGTAAATTAGTCCCATACAGGCGACTGCCAACTTTTAAGGGATCATTATCAATGATACCGTATATTGATGACACATTAAGACCAAATTTAATAAGGAATTGTGTAAAAATATGCCCACCAAAAACGTATATTTTCCCAAGGCTATACTGAGCAATCTTTACATTAACACTCTCTACAAATTCCTGTGCAGATTTTACCCAAGACATGAACATTAGATGATTTTCAAGATAGTTATGTGGAAGAATAGCATATTTGGATGCTATTTCTGACTTGCGAGTTGCGTAAAAAATAGAGTGATCTTCTAGAAAATATTTCTTCTGGACAATTTCAAAACCACAACTTAACATCAAATATTCAACATTTGCCTCTGTTAAGTAGATAGTGTGTTCAAAACTAAGAGTATTTAAATAACCCTTTTGAAGCCATAACTCTTGACGAGGTAATGAAAAAATATGCCATTGTCCCTCTGATAGATTTTTTGCGATATTGAGCAGAAACTCTCTCGGATTGTAAATATGCTCAAACGTATGAGAGTGAATAACCGCATCTACTTCGGTGTCCATAGAAAAGCTTTCATCAAACACACCTTTGTACATTGTAACACGTTCGTGTGTCCATGATGGTAAATTTGGTTCAACAATATGATATTGAGCATCAAGATGCATACTAACAAAGTATTTCGCTAGACATCCGTGTCCAGCACCAATTTCGAGAACTCGCTTCACACCACAACTATTAATAAAATCGACAAACTCAACATGGTGCTGTTTCCATATCTTTCCAACAGTACCAGAACCATGCCCCTTCTTATACAGAAGATCAAGAGGAACTAATGGATTCAACTGAATTACGCCAGTATTTTTGCTAATCCACCATTTCATGTCAGAACAAATATCTGGTTCATCCACACTCAATTTGTCAACAGTAGACATACAGATAGGGAAATCCTTAATTTCTAGAATAAGTTCAAGATCATCAATATCAGACAAAACACAGTTGTTGCGTTCCACCATTGTCTCGCATTTTGATATGATTATTTGAAAAGAAGATGACATATCTTGATTATTTAATATATTTAAAATATTGTTTATATACAATACAATAAATATATTTAGAAAATTAAAGTTAAAATGTAAAAAATTTTATAAGATATCATATAAAATATAAAAATATATAAAACACATATATATACAAAGAACGCAAATTTTTTAGTTTTTAATAATCATAGGTATCGTCATAGTCACCATTACAGTCAGTATAGCCAATATATATGGTGCGAATGAATTTATTACCTACATATACAGAGCTTTCACAACCGTATTTTGAATTGTAAATACGATCATCTTCTTCGTCTTCTGAGTTATAATACTCAAATCCATCAATCTCGAACTCTGGGTCCATCATCCATCTAGGAGACATCGTAACCTTTGCGTGGCTTTAATTAAATAATTGATAGGATGATTTATCAATTTTTATCTTAATAAAATGATTTCAGAGCAAATTTTTCCAGCCAATTTATATAACTATACTTTTTATTACTTATTTCTTCTTAACTTTGTAAAATAATATAAATAAAATAATATTAAAAAAATTGATATTATTACATTTTATATTGATAATATAAAATAAATTATATTAAAAAGATGGAATTATCAAACTTAAAAGATGATTTAATATATTTTACAAAATGTGATATATTTACACCTGATAATATATCAAAAATAATGTCATCTAAATTATTAAATTATGGAAGTTTGTTAGATCCTTGTGTAGGGACAGGAAATTTATTAAAATTCATTAATGTTGAGAATTATGATGATATTGATATTTATGAAATTAAATATGATTATTTACATCAAATAATAGATAATGATAAAATAAATAAATTTAATTGCGATTTTATTAAAACCAATATTTACAAAGAATATGATAATATTATACTAAATCCACCATATATTAAAATTCAAGACTTGCCGCTTGAATATAGATATTATATAAATACTAATTTTGAATTGCTTAATGGTGGCGCAATTGATATTTATTACGCTTTTATCATTAAAAGTTTGAATTTACTTAAAGAAACTGGTATTATGGTTAGTATTACGCCTAATTCATATTTATATAATAAAACATCTTATAAATTAAGAAAATATTTATTTGACAATAAATTAATAAGAGAAATTATTGATTTCAAAGATAAAAAGGTATTTAGTAATGCTTCTGTATACTGTTGTATAACAATATTTAGCAAAGAACCTAAAACCCATTTAATATACAATGATACATCTATTGATTATAATGATATTTTAAAAAATTACTCATTATTTAATTTTAATTCAAACGATAATACATTAAGAACAATTTGTACAATTAAAAATGGTATCGCGACATTAAGAAATAATATATATATTCATTCGTCAAAATTATACGATGAACCTTGTTGGAAAAATATTACAAACGGACATTCAACAAAATATATTATTTATCCTTATAAAAATGGTAAAATAATTGATGAAAACACATTTAAAGCAGAAAACATATTAACTTATGAATATTTATTAAAAAACAGGGATGAATTATTAAAAAGAGATAATGGGAATAAGACTTATCCAACATGGTATGCGTATGGAAGAAGCCAATCTATCAAATATATAAATAAAAAATGTATTTATATACCTTGCTTTATAGATCCAGATCCTAATATTATACATAATAATATATTTATCAATGAAAATATACTACATTATAGTTGTATATGTATAGAACCCAATGATGAAAAAGACATTGATTTTATAAAAAATATTATAATTAACAATATTGATTTTATAAAAAATAATAGTTCTAAACGTTCTGCTGGATGGATTAATCTTAATAGTAGTTTATTATATAATTTGCCATTATATTAGGTCCTTCATAATATCAATTGTTGAACGAAATGGAGTACAACTATCAAAATCTAATATTTTTGGGGGTTTATCAAATTTATCATTTATATTATTAGAATGCTCAACAGTTAATATAAAATTTATTATATCATGAGTAATATGTTTAGTATTTAATATACTATATATTTTAATATCATCAATATTTATATTTTCAAATTTCATAATTTTTCCAGTCTTATCTAAGTATGGTGTTTTATTCATGAATATATTTATTGGTATGATTTTAATATTTTCATCAGCCCATTTTAAATGTTGTAATTCGCCTGTCAAATTTTCCCAAGCATTATTTTTATTTTGCTTATAATTGGTTTTAATTATTTTTACTGGAAATATAATAAATGGTTTATTTAATTTTAATACAACTATGTCACATTTTTTTTTCCCCGAAGAGTTTGTTGAAACAACATCATATTCTAATACAACAGAATATTCAGATTGCGTAAATATTTTGCAAAGTTCGTCCTTAATAAATGTGTGAAAATAATCTACATTTTTATTGCTTCTTGCCCCATGTTGTAAATATAAGTCATATACATTATTCATAACTTCTATAAACCTTTTTTTTTCTAAATAAAGATTATCAGTTATCATTGTACTACTTTGTAGTTGTTCCATTTACTTTCTTATATAATAAAATATATTAATCAACTTTTATAATATATATTATAAATTATTACATATTTAGTCATTTACGCATATTATAATGGTCATAAAAATAAAAAATATATAACATATACTTCTCTTTAAAAATTAACATCACCATCACCTTGTATATTTCATTTAAGCAGATAATATCTGAGCAACAAGTTCTAATCTATTATTATATGTTCCTGTATTTGTCATATACTGAGCATATTTTTTGTTTCCATTATCACTAATAAGGTTATTATACATAATCATTAGTAAGTCGCAAGTCATATCCTCCTTATAATAAAGGGTGGCAAGATTAATGACATTCTTTTTATCCTCAATAATTTCAGAAAGTTCATCAAGTTCTTTCTCTATTAATCTTGCGTTGTAATCAATAACGAGGTTATTATTTATAACACATACTTTATCAAAAACGTTGTTTCTGAACGCACATCTTGTCATATAAATACTTTTAAAAGTATTCAAATCATCATTTGATGTGTATTCCATATTCTCCAAATCATACGGGTTAATCTTGTAATAGCAAATATTTTCGTTATTGATTATCTTATTAATTTTTGTATTTATACTAAGCTCTATAAAAGCTGTATCAATTGACCAAAACCTTTGCTCATTGTATATCCTATGCGTATTTTCGGTATAGTTGGTACTATATTTTAAATCTTGAATAATCAAATTTTTGTTGTTTGTAAGCATATGCGATAAGTCATAATAATATTTCAAATATCGGTTTTTTTGAAGTTCATCAAATGATATAACAATTTCACCTATATTCTTAACCTCAATATAGACTTTGTCTCCATATTTGATAAAAAGGTGATAATCGCTAATAGAACCAATACGGTTTCCCGCATTAATATTACCATGATTAAAAACCATCCTATCAAAAGCACATGTGAATTCGGCATTTGCGACTGTATGATAAGCGCGATTGTTGATCTCATTGAACGAGCTGTTCATAGTACACGCTAGTAAAAGACTTGTATTTCTTTTTGTGGTTGCTTTGTAAGCACTTATATATACTTGGTTTATCTTCTGAGCAACAAACCAGTATATTTCTGCTTCTTAATTTTTAGAATTTCAATCAGTTTTTAAAAATAAAAAATTAAATTATAACATATTTATTATGAAGTTAAATGTAAAATAAATAACATATATATTATATTGTACATCTACATTTATTTCTAACCTAAGAATTAATTATAAATTTATGCTGATAATATTTGAGCTACACTTTATCATTCATAATCACTTATGCGTAATTAACAATTATTTAATTATATTTTAATATTTTTAAATGTATAATTTTAAAAATACAATTTTACTTGTAGTATTTAATTATTCAAATTGTATTTGTAATAAAAATATAATTAAGGAAATATATGAAAAACATTTTAAAAAAATAATATTTTATTCAGATTATCCTATAATTCAAGATGATGATATTAATTTTATTCAAATAAATAGGGGAATTAATACGCATAACATTTTTAATAATTTTTATAAAAAATATAAATCAATTATAGATGATAGTGATGGGCTTTTCTATACAATGGATGACAATATTATAAATGTAAATATAATAAATTTATTTGATAATGAAAAGATTATATTTTACAAACCTAATATTAGAAATGATGATATGAATATTATATTAAATGGTGAAACTAGTGATTATACATGGTATAAATTAGATAATATAAATAATCATTCAAATTGGCATTGGGATAGTAAATTCGGAAAAAAAGCTATAAATAAATTAATAGAAGATAAAGAGTTTAAAAAATATAATATAGATAAATTTAGTGCTGCATTTTCAGACTGGTTTTATTTACCTAAAAAATATTTAACTGATAAATTATTTGATTTGTTTGAATTATTTTCTAAATATGAAGTATTTTTAGAAATTGCTATACCATCTATAATTAATAATATTGAGACAGATATATCTCAATATCAATCTTTTACCAATAATATTTTATGGAATAATAGAGAAAAATTTTTAAATAAACAATATATTTATAATTTATTTAATCATAATCATAATTTAATTTTACATCCAATCAAATTTAATGATAATCCTGATAGTAAAGAATGGTTAAAAGAAATATTTTGTAAAGATAAATGTGTTATTATAACTACAATTAATAAACCAACAGAAACTATTTTAAAACATATTGAAAATAAAGAGTATGATGTTATCATAGTAGGAGACAATAAAACACCGGATGATTATAAGGAAATAAATTGTATTTATTTGGATATTCCATCCCAAAAAAAACTGTTCCCAGAATTAAGTGATATGATTCCATATAATCATTATTGTAGAAAAAATTTAGGTTATCTTTATGCTATAAAGAAAGGATATAAAATAATATATGAGACAGATGATGATAATATACCCTATGATAATTTTGATAGTATTTTACAATACAATAATGTTCAAATGATAACAGAACAAAATAGTGTATGGATTAATATATTTAAATATTACACAAATAATGCGCACATATGGCCTCGTGGATTACCTTTAAGTTTATTAAAAAATGAGCCTAATTATCTTATTCAAGATACAGATAAAACACCATCTATAATAAATGGATTAGTTGAAAATGATCCAGATGTGGATGCCCTTTTTAGGATTATATGTAATCATCAAGATAGTATTAGATGGGATAAAAACAAATGTGTGTTAATAGATAATAAAAATGTGTGTGTTTTTAATACTCAAAATACATTTTGGTTAAATCCTGAATTATTTATATGTTTATTAATACCTTCTACAGTGTCATTTCGTTATTGTGATATTTTACGTGGAATAATTAATAACATTATTTTAAACAAAACAAATAATTATATGATGTATTCATCACCTAATGTTATACAAAATAGAAATGAACATAATTTAATAGAAGATTTTAAGAGTGAATATGAAATGTATATTCATAATGAAAATATATTAAATATTATTGAAAATAAAAAGTTTTTATATTTAATTCAAAGCGAATCTGGGCTTCCAGAAATATATAATTGTTTAAAATCTCGCGATTATATACTTTTAAGTTATATTGAAAATTCACCAGACACTACAATATTTTTTCCTGAAAGTACATCATGGACAACTAGTAGAAATAAAGCGAGAGAGTATGTTTTGAATATGAAACTTAATTATGATTATTATATCTATTTAGATAAAGATGTAATATTTACTAATGATACACAAGAAAATAGTTTTAATAAATTTGAGGAATTACTTACAAAATACAAACCATATATAGCAAATCCAAACCACTTAGGCTATTATGATCCTTTTATATTATCTGGTGATGTTGAAGTGCAAACAGTTATACAATTTGATGGATTTGCTAATGCTTTTTCACGCGAAGCATTTTTATCAAATAAATTATTTCCATATATAGATATATTTGATAATAGATCATGGTGGATGTCACAATATATTATGATATTATTATGTAGTTTTTATAAAAAAGATGTTATATTATTTCGTAATTTACATATATATAATGGGTCAACTTCTGAATATCCGCATGAGTTCAATGAAAAAATTTGTGAAGAAGCCGCAATATTTACAGTAAATAAGATTAAAGAAGATAATTATAAAAATATTGATTTAAATTGGACAGATTTAGATTGGAATTTTTATGATTATTCAATAAAATCAAAATTAAAAGTAGTTAACCCAACAGATATTAAACCAGACATTAAATCAATATTACAATCTATTTATAATAATTTATTAGTTAATAATGTTATTACACAAAAAGATATAGATATTTTAAATAAATGGAATACCTATTTTTAATATAAAGAAATAAGAAGAATAATATAAAATATTAAAAATGAGTAAATATAAATATATTATTAGTCTTGGTGAAGATTGTTTTATGCGTAGTTTAATAGATAGGTATAATATTAGAGAAAAATTTAAAATAAGAATGCCTTTTGATGGTTCTATTCATCCATATGAAGAAATATGTAGATTAATTGAAACTGATTTTCTAGATTATAATAACAATATAGTTTGGAAAAACAATAATTTTTATGGAAGCAATGGTATTTTAATGAATCATGAACGAACAACAGATATAAATATTTTAAAAGACCAGTTAAATAAAAGAATAGAACAATTTAAAGAAACTTTAAATTGTGAAGAAAATATATTATTTTTAATACATAATAAAAATAAGAATATTAATTTTAATTTTGATTTAATACAGAAAGCACTAAAAAATAAATATCCTAATTTAAAATATCATATATTTGTATTTAATAACTATAATGAAGAATATTATATTAATAAAACAGAAAACACTACATATTTAAATATATTTTGGAATCCAAATAATATAGTTGATTTTAGTAATTTGAATTATGATGATATTAATAATGATTTTATATGTCAAATGTATATAACGCAATATGGTATTGATTTTAGTTTAAAAGTTTTAAAAGAAATATGTTGTATCCTTGATGAAGATTATAACAAATTTACACTTAATAAAAATTATAATTTTGGTGAAAGTTTATCATAAAAGTTAATTATAGATTACACCTATTAACTAATTCATATCAATCTCAAAGTTGTTGAAGAACAGCCGTCATTTCTTCAACTTCTTTTTCCATTAAATTTGCTCTATATTCAACCACAAGGTTATAGTAACTAGCCCACATATTATTAGCTGTATTATTTTCAAACTCAACTTTTGCCATATAAATCATTAGAAAGTTATGAAAATCTTCTTGGGATGTGTATTCCATATTCTCTAAGTCATATGGATTAATTTTGTAATAGCAATTATTATCATAATTAACTACCATCAATGTATTGATGTGAATATTATTTTCAATAGAAGCTGTATCAATAGACCAGAACCTCTCTTCATTATATAACTGACAATCGTTGTATTCACTGCTATATTTAAGGTCTTGTATAACTAAGTTCTTGCTATTAGTCAGCATAAGCGACAGGTCGTAATAATATTTCCAATAGTTGTTATTTTGAAGTTCAGCAAATGAAATCACAATCTCTCCAACATCCTTAACTTCCATATAGACCTTGTCACCATATTTAATGAAAAGGTGATATTTTGATTGAGAAGTAAAATCATTATTAATTATTGTATCAAAAACACCTGTAAATTCCATATTTGATACGGTATGAAAAGCGCTCTTGGTACTGGCTTTTATTGTACTGTTCATACTTTTTATTTAAGTCTTGGGAGAGCTGTGCGTGTTCTTTTCTTTTGAAGATTTGAAGAACAGAAGTTATACTTGGAATATCAACAAGCTTGTGATACAACAGAGTAAAGTCTTTAATAATATTTTAAATATAAATTTATCATTTTTTTATAAATTATGAAAAAAATATAATATATTTACTAATTATTTATAAAAATTTACTTATAATATTAAACAAAAGGTTTATATATACAAATATGAGTAGTGAATTAAACGCGACAGAAAAAAAGAATCAGGTAATTATCAACAAGGGAACCGGAGCAGGTGGTGCAAACACAAATTTTTATGGAAAAAAATTTGAAGATAAAACAAATAACCAAAACAGATTATTAGAAATGGGATATAGTAAAAATAGTTATACAAAAAGCAAAAAAACAAACGACTTTTATTTAGTAAAAACTTTTGAAGATAAAACAATAGTATTTGTATTACAAAATGGGCTAAAAACTTATATGAAATATAAATACAATATTGATATGTTTAGATGTCCAGATGAAGCATATATTATAGAATATACAAGTGGTAAAAAAGTAATAAAAATTATAGAGAAAAAAGAGCAAAATGTTGAAGGTTCAGTAGAAACTAAATTATGGGCAGGACCTTCTCTTAAAAGAGAATATGAGCTAGTTTTAGATAATGAGTTTGAAGTACATTATGGATTTTCTGTGAATAATTTTTTGAAGAAGAAATTAACTTCAAATGATAAAAAATACACAATATTAAATACAATATTCCAAGAAAATAATATAGTGGTTTTATTTGGTGATGATGAAAACTACTTTCAAACAATTGATATATGGTTTAATAATTAATAATTCTTTATAATAACTTCCATTGCTTTTGAGTTCGGATTTTTAGAATTAATAGACCTTTTACATAAAATTGAAATTGTTTTGTATTTTTCATTTGCAAAGTTATCACGAACTAAACTAACATCCGCATTACTTAACATTATTTTATGTTTTGCTTCTGTTAAATTGTGTATTATATTAAATAAACAATTATGATTTTCTATGTTAAATCCTTTTTCAGTATATCCAACAAATGATGTATTTGTTTCGGGAGCATATGGAGGGTCAAGATATACAAAATCACCTTGTTCTACATTTGTAAGCGATGTATTAAAATCACAGCATTCAAATATAACATCTTTTATTAGGTGATGTAATTCTTCTAAGTGCTCTTTATTTATAATTTCTGGCTTGCAATAGTGCCCATATGGAACATTAAATCCATTTGGACCTATCCTAAATACTCCTCTAAAACAAGTTTTATTTAAAAATATAAACATAGCAGACCCTAATATACTTTTTTTATCTGACAAAGATAATTTATTATATTCGCTTCTTATCCAATAATAGTAATTTTCCTTTCCTATTTTAGCTTCTTCTATATTTATTGGCTTTCTATTTATTTCTCCTTCTCCGCATTCATTAAAATCAATAATAATAGTTTTTAATTTATCATATAATTCATTATGTGACGTTTGAATATTTTTATATATATAAATTAATGGTTCATTTAAATCATAAGCATATATATTTCCATTTATTTTTATAATTCCATTTTTAATATAAGATAATAAGGTTAATAAAACACTGCCACCTCCTAAAAATGCTTCACGATAATTATTTATTTCAACAGGAAAATCAGCAATAAGTGTGTCTATTAACTGAGTTTTTCCACCAACCCATTTTAAAATTGGTTTGGTAATATGTATTTTTTTAGGAAAGACATCTTTAACAAACTTGTTATTCATTTATAATAATATATAATTAATATTATATCAATTTTTTTATATCTTATAAATTATAAAAATATAAAAAATATATAATTTATAATTTTTTATTTAAGTAGCTTATGCTGGCAATAATTTACATACTAGTATTTATTATATCACACTTACTTTTCCAATATCAGTGCTT